GTGGATATGTCACTAGAAAGAAAAAGTGCTAAAGGCTACGGGCTTTATAAGCTCCCCCAAACAAGGAAAATAACATGTCTGCTGAAAAAGGCATTAAACAACTGGAAGACGAACTTGCTGCTCTAATTGGAGAGCGTGAGGGTGAACAAGCTGACGAAGAGCAGAGCGAGCAAATTAAAGAGCCTGCCAAGTCACAAGATGACGATACGTTCATCTCTAAAAAGACTAAAGATGTAGAAGATGAGAACCTATCTCCTGAAGAGGCAACTTGGAAGAAGAGACATGGTGATCTGAGACGTCATCAACAGAAGACAGAGAGAGAACTTAAAGAACAGCTTGAACAAACTAAAGCTAAACTAGAAGAGCTACGATCCAAGCCTGCTGGTGATCCACCAACTAACCCAGATGAGGTTAAGGCATGGGTTGAGAAGTTCCCACAAGTAGCCGCCATTATTAAAGCTCTTGCAGAAGAGCAGGCCAATCGCTTGTACGGACAAGAAATCCAGACAATTAAGAAAGACAGCATGTCTGCCAAAAGAGAGAAAGAGCTTGCTCGTATCTACAAGGCACATGATGATTTTGATGAGATTAAAGAAGATGATGCATTCCATGATTGGGTTGATAATCAACCTGACTTCATTCAGGATGCAGTGTTTCAGGGTAACGCAGACAAAGTTATTTGGGCGTTGAACACTTATAAAGACAGTAAGAAGCCTAAAGCTAATCCTGATAAAAAGGCTGCAGAGGCAATTGGTAAATCCTCTAAAACAGAAATTACCACATCAGACGGAAAGAAACGTTTCCTTGAGTCTGATATTGAAGACATGACTTCCGATGAGTATAGTAAGCAAGCTGAAGAAATTCAAATTGCTATCCGCGAGGGACGCTTCGTGTATGACATCTCGGGCGCTGCCAGATAACCCGCTAAGGCTACGTTATAGGCAAGGGGTAGTCACCCCAACCACAAGAAGCACCCCAAAGAAATAGGCCACGGAAGAGTTAGCTCCTTTTTCGTCTCCCCTGTAGAATTGGCCCTTTATGTGTTGAAAATAAGAAACGAAACATTTACAACACAAAGGAAACACACAATGGCATTTCAAAAGGCCGCTGGGTATAACAACCTACCAAATGGCGTATGGTCCCCAGTAATCTACTCAAAGAAAGTGCAGCTTGCCTTTCGGAAGAGTTCTATCGTAAACGACATTACTAACAACGAATATTTTGGTGAAATTAGTGACTTTGGTGACTCCGTCCGGATTATCAAAGAGCCAATCGTTTCTGTTAGTGCTTATGCCCGTGGTGGGCAGATTCAGACCCAAGACCTAGTTGACGAAGACTACACCCTCATCATCGACAAAGCAAACTACTTTGCTTTCAAGGTTGATGACATTGAGGCTAAGCAGTCACATGTTAATTGGGAGTCACTTGCTTCTGACTCAGCCGCCTATCGGCTTAAGGACCAGTTTGACCAGGAAGTTCTTGGTTATCTAACTGGCTACAAGCAGACCGCCAACCACCTTAATGCTTCAACCGCTCGTGTTGCTGCAGATATTCCTGGTACTAAGGCAATCTCAACTGCCACTGATACCGAGCTTCTTAGCTCAAACATTCTAAAGAAGGGCGACTTCAAGAGAATTACCACTTCTTCAGCTGGTGATCACTCAATCCCCGTTGCTCCTCGTCTACCCGGTGCTACAGCTTTCCCAACAGACGTTGTTTCACCCGTAGACATCTTCGGTCGTGCAGCTGCCATTCTTACTATGCAGCGCGTTCCTATGGAAGGTCGTTGGGCTGTGGTTGATCCATGGTTCATGTCTCTCCTAAAGGACGAAGATAGCCGCCTCTTCCAAGGTGAATGGGGCAAGACTGGTGGTATCTACACTGGTAAAGTCGGTCCAACCCTACACGGGTTCCGTATTTATGAGTCACAGAACCTCCCAGTTGTTGGTACTGGTCCAAACACTTCAGGTGTTGCCAACCAGAACACTAACTATGGTGTTATCGTGTTCGGTACTAATCAGGCTGTTGCAGTTGCAGAGCAGATTCGTAAGACCGAGAAGATGCGTGATGACGACAGCTTTGGTGACATCATCCGTGGTCTACACCTTTACGGTCGGAAGATCATCCGTCCCGAGGCTATTGTTACTGCAAAGTACAATATTGCCTAATAATTAGAAAAAGGAAATAGAACATGGCTAATTATGATCTACCATCTTACTCAACTGGTGGGGGTATGGTTGCAAAGCCCTACCTCTCCGAAGTAAGGTATGCTGAAATTTACATCGACCTAACTAGCGATGTGACAATGACTACTGCTACTGACACTGTTGATTGGTTCCAGCTTCCTGCTAGTGCTGTTGTGCTTGCTGGTGGTCTAGAGCAGATCACTGCTGGTACTGCTGGTAACACCCTCGTTCTTCGGGTTGGTACTACCACACTATCAGGTACACTAGCTTCTGACGCAACTGCAGGTACAATTACTGCCAACGCTGACGTTACCGGTGGCGCTCCCGTCATCCTAACTGCTGCTTCTGACGTAAACCTTCTTTCTGCTGCAGCTGCTCGTGTTACAGGCAAGATCAGAGCATTTATCTGGTTCTGTGAAGGTAAGCGCACAACTGGTGAGCCTGGTCTCGCCATTCGTGACATCATCGCAGGCGTCTAATAACGACTTCAGGGGGGCGGCGGCGACTGCGCTGTCCGCCCCTTCTTTTTAGCCCTTGGAGCACAATATGGCATATACCTATCTCTCACTGGTGAACGATGTAAATAACAAGATGAACGAAGTTCCCCTCAGTGAGGGCAATTTTGCAGACGCCGCAGGGTTTTATTCAGACGCTAAGAATGCTGTTAATTACGCAGTGGATAAAATTAACAGGGTGAACTGGGAATGGCCTTGGAACCACATTACTAAAGAACTTACTTTAGTCGTGGATCAGGCTAGATATGAATTTGAAGTTGATTGCAAAACTATCAACTGGAACAGTTTTAGAATTAAGGGAAGTGTTTCTGGTAATGTACAAACCTCGGCCCTATGGCCTAAGGACTACGAAGACTACGTAGTAGAGAACAGCGATATGGAGTATAGACCCACTCTACACCACGCAGTTCCAGAGGTTATCGTACGTACCCCAGAACTCAAGTTTGTGGTAGTTCCACCTCCCGACAGAGTTTATACTCTGGTATACGAATATAGTGCTCTTCCCGTTCCTTTGGAACTATGGGATGATGCACCCTCAGTTCCTCAGTTTTTCAGGAACGTAATCAATGATGGTAGTTTTGCACAAGCCTTTAAGTTTAGGGGTGATGGTGAGATGGCCGCTGATTACGACCAGAAGTTCCAAGAGGGTATTGAGAACATGAGAACAATCTACACTAACAGAACAGAGTATGTTACAGCCACTACTAGGAGAAAATAATGCCAACTCGCTGGGAAACCTTCCCCGTCAAGTTCGAAGGAGGCTGGAGAACTGACTTAGGCAGGCTTGACCATGGTGTACAAGCTCCCGGTAGTGCTACTGTCTTAGATAACTTTGAGCCTTCAGTAGACGGTGGTTATAGAAAAATTCAAGGCTACGCCAAGTTCTCTACTTCTGATGTAGATACTGGTGAAGTAGGTAATGTAATTGGTGTTATCGTCGTAGAGCTCGATAAAGCTCTTGCTCGTAAGGGTGATACCTATTGTACCTCCACAGGTACTACATGGACTCCTGTTCTTGCAGCCCCAACAGGTGGTGCTGCTAAGATCAGGTTTGATAATTATAATTTCAATGGTACAGAAAAGTTCGTAGTTGTTGATAGTGTAGAAAAGCCTGCTTTTTATGATGTAGGTGCTGGTACTATGGCCTACGACACATTAGCGCCTGCAGATGTTACAGGAGCTTCTAACGTAAAAGTCTTTAAGAACCACATCTTCTTTGCTAAAGAAAATCTTCTTACCTTTACAGAACCTTTTACAGATAATGGTTATGACCCTGGTGATGGTAGTGGTGTAATTAATGTTGGTCATGTCATCACTGGCTTAGCTGTGTTTCGTGATCAGCTTATCATCTTTACCACAGACAGCATTCTCCGTCTTTCTGGTAATAGTATTGATGATTTTCAGCTTAATTCAATCACCGACCGTACTGGTTGTCTAGACCCAGACACTGTCCAAGAGGTGGGTGGTGATATTATGTACCTTGGTCCTGATGGTATTAGGTGGCTATCAGCTACAGAACGTAATGAAGATTTTGGTTTAGAGAGAGCTTCTTCCAATATTCAAAGTAAGGCTCTAGCTATTATCACATCAGGAGCAACTTATGCCTCTTGTCCAGTGAGGTCTAAAAACCAATACAGAATTTTTACTTATATTGAAGGTAGACCTAAAGCCTTGGCCGAAGGTTTGATCGCTACAAAGTTCTCTGACCAAGGAACGACTAACATTTCATGGTCTAGAACACTGGGCATCAAAGTATATTCAATGCACAGTAGACAGTTCTCAGACAGAGAAATTATCTTCTTTACCTCAGACACTGGTTATGTATATCGTATGGACTTTGGTAATAGTTTTGATGGAGACCCCATCTCTGCTGTATTTGAAACTCCTTACATGCCTATCAATGATCCTAGAATTAGAAAAACTGTTTATAAACATACACTCTACCTAAAGACACAAGGCCCATTTGGCTTCACTGTCAACCTTAGACTTGACTACAACCCTTCAGGTTCTATCCAACCACCAGGCTTCTCCTTAGCTTCCGAAACTGGGACAGGGGTTTGGGGGTCTAGTACATGGGGTGCGTTTGTCTACTCTAGGGCTGTTAGTGATACTTTTACTAATCAGACAGTAGGAAGCGGCTTTGTTGTCGCCATTAGATACGAAGACAACTCTACCAACCCCCCATTCACTCTTGACTATGTAATCCTTGAGTACGGGACCAATGAAAGGCGATAACACATGACCGGCTATGTAAGGCAGGATGTAGGTAATAATATTGAAAATGGTGAGATTGCAGACGCCACATATCTGGATCAAGAGTTTGATGCTATTCAAGCAGGCTTTAATAGTTCAACTGGCCACAACCATGATGGAACTACGGGCGAAGGCGCTCCTATCACCCAGCTAGGCCCAGGTCAGGATTTTATTGCATCTTCCTCTTTGTTAAGACCAAAAGCTGACGCTACTTATGACCTTGGTACAGGAAGCTTCCGATTTAAAGACATCTATGTCTCTGGGAACGTGACCTCTTTAACCGGTTTGTCTGGAACTTTTCTGTTCACCTCTGGTGGCAGTGCTGCAGCCCCTCCTCTTTCTTTCGTAGGAGATACGGATACAGGTATCTTTGCCTCTGCAGCCAATCAGATGAACCTTGTAACTCAGGGGTTTACCCGTGTTACAATTGCTCCTAGTGGTAACGTAGCTTTTGCTAAAGGTGTTACAATTACAGAAACCCTTGGGGTTACAGGAGCAATCACTGGTGCTAGTTTCGATGGTGACTTGTCTGCTACAGACCTCACATCGGGTACAGTGGCTAGTGCTAGAATTGCAGGCTCTTACACAGGTATTACTGCTGTAGGCGCTCTAGGTTCTGGTAGCATCACCTCTGGATTTGGTAACATTAACATTGGTGGAAACACCATTACCTCAGGAGCAATCACTAGCTCTGGTGCAGTGACTAGCTCTCAGAGCTTTGTATCCTCAACTGGTACTACAATTCTAACCACCACAGGCTCCGGCAACATCCTTCTTCGTCCCTCTGGCATAGCCTCTACAACAGGGCAATTGACCATTGCAGCTAACGGTAATACGACAGTTGCAGGCACCCTCACCGTAGCAGGAACTATTTCGGGTGATCTATCTGCTACCAACCTTACAGGCACTATTGCAAGTGCAAGACTGGTTGGAGCTTACACAGGTATTACTCAGGTAGGTACACTAACTACACTATCTGTGGACAATCTGGACCTTAACGGAAACACCATTTCTAACGGCTTGGACACTGCTGTTGTTACGCTTCAAGGTGGGACAGCTAGTGGCGCAATTGTTAGGGTTTTTGGTCCTTCTCATCCCACTAATGCTAGCCAGATTGTTACTGATGCCAGTAGATACACACTTAGAAATTCTGCAGGAAGTGCTATCTGGTTTGATCTAGAAAACACTGGTATCACCCTAGCTAGCAACATGTCTATTACATTTGCTGGTACAGGTGCTGCTACTACTCGTTCCAACCTTGGACTGGGTACTATGGCCCTTGAAGCACAGGGTACGGCTGGTGGTGAATTTAGAACTAACACTGCTAATGATGCAAGGTTTATGATTTCTTCAAACAACCTTAGCCAGCTTACTAACTTGACTACAGCCCGTTCCAACCTTGGCCTTGGTAGTATCTCTACCTTGGACGCTGGTACTGGTGGGTCTAACTTCAGAAATAATACACAGAATGACGCTCGTTTCCACATCTCAGGAACTAATACACTAGCTGCTGGTGATCTTCCTACAGACACAGCTGCTGTTACATGGACCAGAGAACGAATTGCCTCTATGGTAGTTAATAGTATAGGTACTTATGCCTTCCTTAAGAACAACTCTGGTGGTGATGTAGCCGCTAATGGTACAGCTTCTGGTACTGATCTTGCTTATTCAAACACCTTGGGGACGGGCAGTACAAGTCCTTCAGGTACTTGGAGAGCAATGGGTAACGCTCTTAATGGCTCCAGTACACTGTTTTTAAGGATAAGTTAATGACCCTCGATAAACTAGCTACATACGCAGCAAGAGTAGGTGGTATTGTCACTGCTTTTATTGCTTGCGGAGGCTTTTTAGTCTTTATGTTAAACAATGAAGTAATTAAAAACTACTTAAAAGAGGCTGTTAGTGTTACAGAAGTCTCTGACCAAGTAGGAGAGTTGGGTGAGGAAATAAGTGGAATTAAGAATGAAGTGAGAGTTCTTTCTTCTAACGTTAATGAACTTACACATACCCTTGAAGAGGTTGCAAGGGTTGGAGAACTCTCTACCCTTCCTGTTATCAAATTTCTTGAGGGGAGTTATTTGACTGATGGACGTATTGGTGGAAGCGTAAGATTTAATATGCGTTTTGTTAAAATCAGAGAGTGTGGAACAGCAGACTTAGCTGTTTGGTTTAAAAATGGGGTTAAAACTATTCATGCCTTTGAGGCAGTGAGCATCATTAACGAACAAGGACGTTCTCTCAGAACAATTCCTAGTGCTCCCGGAGAGGTTCTTGAAAGGGCATGGACTGCTCGTATCCCACTTAATGATGGGGTTACAGCAGGACGTGGAGAAGCTTGGTTAGAAATCAGCTATCCAGACTGCCCCTTAGTTGTAGCAGAGACTTCACCTATTATGCCATTTGAGATTTTAGATGATGACGGCAGGCCCGTTGAAAGAGAGAAAGAATGACTGTAACAGAAATTCAGATGCTCCTTAAAAACAAGGGGTATGACCCAGGTAAGATTGATGGTGTAATGGGGCCTAATACAGAAAGAGCCCTTATTGATTATGCTAAGTACATGCTAGCTAGCCCCACTCTTTGGGCTGAAAGTAATGAGCCTGTTGACCTTACTGACGAAGAAACAGCCCTTCTAGTAAAGGAACTGGAAAGGGATGAAGGTCAGGTACTACATGCCTATAAAGATAACCTAGGTTATTGGACTATTGGTATTGGTAGATTAATTGATAAAGCTAAGGGCGGGGGGATCAGCGAAGCAGAGGCTCACTACCTTAAGATGAATGATGTTATCAAGGTAAGAAAGCAGCTAGACACCGAGCTTCCTTGGTGGAGAACTCTAGACCCTGTTAGGCGTAGAGCTTTACAGAATATGTGTTTCCAACTTGGTATTGGTGGTCTTAAGAAGTTTACTACTTCACTTGGTCACATCGAACAACACAACTACTCTGCAGCGGGTGCAACCCTTCGTAAAAGTTTGTGGTATAAGCAAACCAAGAACAGGGCTGAAAGAGTTATTAGAATGTTTGAAACAGGAAAAGCACAATGAATTTTTTAGAAAAACTTGCAACAGCTACTAAGGCTGTTATTGCTACTACAATCATTGGTATGCCAGCACTGGTCACAGGGTTAAATGCTCTATTTGCTGCTGCTGGTATTGGTGAAATGCCTGATGGTGTTGAGCTACAACAGGCTCTAGTTGCCCTAGTAGTCGCCCTAGTTGGTGGTCTAGTCGTTTACCAGATGCCTAATGCTACAGCAGAAGAAGTTGCTGAGAAAAAAGAAGAAGCTAATGATCCTACTCCTGACTCAGTGGCGCAGTCTGAGACAAATACTGACTCCGACGAAGCTGACGAAGGCGTAGACGAGTTCGGCAACCCTAAATAAGAGATAGAGAATGAACAAGAAGTTTGGTGGTTTTACAGAGACTCAGCGAGAAGCTGTTGCCCGTAAGATGGGGTATAAAAGCTCCATGGAAGGCTTTAATGAATGGGTGGCTTCTTCTCCTGATAGAGCCACCAAACTTTCTCGTTATCACGAAAAAGCTCGTAAGTATGTAGAAGAGCCTGTTGCTGAGATGGCTGAGGGTGGGGACGTTCAGAAGAAGATTCAGCCTAGCCCCATTAACGTAGTTAGTAATACGGCTATTACAGACCCAGAGAAAGTAGCTACACTAGCGGATGTGTCTAAGACACAGACCAATCCTAACCAGCTAATTAATCAAAATTCGGGTAATGCTGGTGCTGCTAAAACTGCTAAATCTTCGTTAAGCAAAGCAGATCAAGCAAAAGTCAAGACTGCCACAGCCTCTACGGTTAAAAATACTGCCACAGCTGAAGACCCTGAAGAGAGTGATGCTAACACCTACAATGCTACTAAAGTGGCAAATAAAGTAGGTGATGTACTAGATGATACAGAAGCCGTACAGGGCACTGTAAGTGATAAGGCACAGGCTAAGGCCGCTACTGCTCTCCCCTCTGAGGATGCCACTGTACAGGGTCAGATGGCTAAGCTGATGCAGCAGTTTGAGGGAGGTAAAACTCCTGCATGGGCTGCAGGCGCTATGAGAATGGCCAACGCAGCAATGGCTGCAAGAGGCCTAGGAGCCTCATCTATGGCAGGGGGTGCGGTCACCCAAGCTGCTATGGAGAGTGCCATTGGCATCGCTGCTACGGACGCTGCGACCTATTCCCAGTTTGAAATGCAGAATCTGAACAACAGACAGCAAGCTCGCTTGCAGAATGCTCAGGCTTTCTTGCAGATGGACCTAGCTAACCTAGACGTAGCTAACCAGACCAACCTCTTTAAAGCTCAGTCTCGTATTCAAGCTATGTTCACTGATCAAGCTGCAGACAACGCTGCTAAACAGTTTAATGCTACTAGTCAGAATCAGACAGATCAATTTTTTGCTTCACTCAAGTCTCAGACACAACAGTTTAATGCTGCTCAGCAAAATGCTATGAAGCAGTTTAACGTTGGTCAGGTTAATACCACTAGACAGTTTAACACGGCACAGCAGAACACTGTCAGTATGTTCAACACTGAACAGGTTAATACTAATAGACAGTTTAACTCACAACAGCAAGCTGCTCTGTCCATGTTCAATGCAGAACAGGTTAATGCTCGTGATCAGTTTAACGCTAACAACAGGTTAATTATCGACCAGAGCAATGCTGAGTGGCGTAGACAAATTGCTACACAAGACAATGCTCAGATCAACGAAACAAATAGACTTAATGCCCAGCTTTCCACTGGTATGACTACACAAGCTTATAACAATCTATGGCAACAGGAACGTGATCTAATGCAGTATGCCTTTACAGCTGCTGAGAACGCTGGCCAAAGGGCACATGAAGTTGTGATGCAGAAGATGACTAATAATTCTTATAAAGACATAGCTAAGTACCAAGCCAAACAGGCTCAAGGAGAGGCTGCTGGCAAGTTGGTTAGTAGCATTGTCTCTGGTATTGATTGGGGGAGTATCTTTTAATGTATAAAGATTTGTATGAGCGGTTGAATGGGGAACTAGACAGCAAGGCTTATGTACTTCCTGCAACAGAAGTTAAAGTTGGCGGTCTTGTTGATCCTAGAAGGAAGACAGAGACGGAGAAAGACGACAGTAACGATCCACTTGCTATGGTAAGAGACTGGATGGATGTTATCAGAACAAGTGGTGCAGAGTATAGAAAGAAATCTATTGCGCAACACGAGTCATTCACTGCCCAAACCGAAGCTGGTAAAACAGCTAAGACCGCCGAAGCTCCTGAAAAAAGAGCAGAGCCAGAAGAAACCCCCGAAGAGAAATCAGCACGTAAAAACGCCTCCCTATTTGATGGGGTTGATCTAGAAGGGCTTGATGGAGAGGGATTTGTTCTTCCTCGTTATAAGGGTGGTAATAAGGAAGGTGTGTCTCTAGCTAGACAGGCTGCTGCAGCCGAAGGTATTCCTGAAGACCTCTTCCTTAACCTCGTACAACAGGAGAGTGGATTCAACCCCTCTGCCAAATCTAGTGCAGGGGCTCAAGGTTATGCTCAGCTAATGCCTGGTACTGCTGCTGACCTTGGTGTAGACATCAACGACCCAGTAGAGAATCTACGTGGTGGTGCTCGCTATCTTAAACAACAGTATGAGAAGTTTGGTGATTGGTCACTAGCTCTAGCAGCTTACAATGCTGGTCCAGGTGCTGTTGAGAAGCATGGTGGTATCCCACCTTATAAAGAAACACAGAACTACGTAAAGTCTATTTTGAGGAATTAAGATGCCAGCCATTCTAGA